CTCATGAGGAAATCTATTTTTTATTATTTCGTTGATATTCATGGTATCTTTCTATTGCTCCTGTTAAATCTTCTGAATCTTGACTATCTTTCCATGCCTCATCAATCCAGTCATTGTCTTTCTCTACCTTATAACCATTCTCAATATACCACTCAAGAGTATCTGGATTTTCATCTGGATAATCAAAGTCTTGTAAGCATCCATTATTGTCAAGATAGCAACGCCACCAGTGACCACCTAATTCCTCCATAGAATCCTCAAGCCATACCTTGTATTTTGGTAGCTTTGATTTATCTTCAAAGATATTTACAATAATATCAATGGCAATACCTAACTCTTTCGGTGATGCTTGCTCAATCAACGCACCTCTTCTCCATTGGTTATGCGTTTTTAAAATTTGAATTGCTTGTTTTAAGTTCATGGTTTTTCTTTTTTTTGTTTCTCAACTTTAATTATTAGCTCTGGCCACATATCCATCCTCCTGATTGCATCCTCTGGACTGTTGGCTTGAACTGTTCTCTCTTGGATGGTCCACTTGACCTCCTTGACTTTGTAGGTTACTTTGAAATTCTGCATCTCTTTTTGCTCTTAAAAAATTATCGTATAAACTTGTGTTGAATCTTCCTGACTTCCTTGTCCACCAGTATTCGTAATAGGCTGTACTCATAATGTTGCTGCTAAAATGGTTAATAATAACATCACTGGAATCATGATAAGGCAGATCAATCCATCTTTTTGCTCTGCATTGGCTGGTAAAAATTTTTTCATATCTGTTTTTGTTAATTGATTATGAAACAAAGTTAATATCTTTTTTCACTTCTGAAATGATTTTAACATTTTTTAACAAATAGGAACATAAAAAAAGCCACTGAAATTAATCAATGGCCTTTTGCGAGTTAACCTAAAACAGATATGTTATACAAATATAATTATTTTTTTCTTTTAAGAATAAATTTTGCAATCTTTCCAAGCAATCCAGATTGTTCATTTACATCAACCTTAACCTCACCTTTATCAATAGTCAAATCAATTGGCTCAGAATCTATTTTAACGCTGTTATTTCCCTCTTCTTTATGAATGTCAATGTCAACCTTTGGAGTATCAACTTTAACGTCTGTAACGCCATCTTTTCTTGTTATCTTAACATCAACATTTTTAGTATCAATATTGATATTTAAATTCTTTTTTGGTCTTCCTGGTTTCTTCATTATGCTTCGTTTGTTGTTACTACTCCTTTCGCCTCAAGATGCACCACTCTGACATTAGCTGGCTGTGCAATCTTCCATGCTGTTCTTCTTGCTTGGCTAAGTCTTGACTTTTCAATGCGAGATATGCTAACTGAATTATTTTGGTTGCCACCAAGAACATGATAATGAGTCTTATCTTCACCAACATAGATCCCAACATGACCGCCTCCATTCCTTGTGAATGTCAATACATCACCAAGCATTGGTACTTGAGCAACATTTCCGTACTTATTCCAGTTCAATGCCCACAATGGAGCCTTAACAACATCCAATCCTTGAGCATGACAGCAATAAGCTACAAATAAACCACACCAAGGAATCTCATCATTGGTATATACTGATTTAAGTCCAAGAGCTTCAGCCCATCCTAAGATCTTTTTATTGTGTGCCTTACCAACAATCTCCTTAGTTCCAATATGCTTAACAGCCTCAACCAATATCTTTGGTCCTGTCTCTTTTTTTAGCCAATCGTAGCTCATATTGAATCCTTTGTTAAATATATAATCTTAATCTTTCTTTTGATTGTAAGCAAGCTATCAACATCATGCTTAAGATCCTCAACTTTCTTATTGTTTTCAGCCTCAAGATCATGCAGATACTTCTCAGCCTTTATTGTGGTTGAATCTTTGCAAGGTGTTTTATATTGATGCTCAGCCACTGGACTGAATAATGCAAAACAACTGCTTACAATTGCCATAGCTACTAATATCTTACTCTCCATTTAGCTTCTTATTTAGTTCCTTTTGAAATAAAATATCTTGCATTAATTTCTTATCTGCCTTTCTCTCATTGTCACAATCGTCAATCTTTTGCTGTTGCTGTTTAATTTCTTGATCCTTAGAGTTTACCAGATATCTTCCAACAAATATAAGTATAGTCAATAAAATAAAAAAGATATAAGTGAAAGGTGATTTTGCGAATGTCTTAAAGTCTAATTTGAATATCTTCTCTTGCTCCATATTATAATATGCTAATATGTTTTATTCAATATAAAGATGTCACTATATATGTTATTCCCTGAAGAGGCATTTTGCCATTGAGCTGTCACATCTAATGTATTAGAAATTGTTGTATCAAATGTTGTGTTATTGACTACATTAAATCCAAATCCTTGAACAGAAGCGTTGTTTGTTTTTGTGTAATGAAATGCACCTAAGGATACAATTGATGCAACTCCAGCTGCTCCAATTTGTCTAATTGTAAAATCAATATTTAATGACCAAACATCATTAATAACACTACTACCTAAATTCTGTAAGCCACTACTTAAAAGAACAAGAGATCCAGCTTTAACTTTGATTGTAATATTTTGATTATTATTAGCATTAATTACGCCACCAAACACAGCTCTGAAACTATCTCCTACTTGAAATCCATTAGCTGGTACAATTAATGTCCCAACTCCTCCATTGATTAATGATGTCTCAGTTGTTGTGTTGGTTATTATAGTACTGTTACCTGTCTGAGCAAATAAACCATAATTAGTGGTTGCAACAGGACCAGGAATAGTAACTGTTGTCTTGCTCCCATTATCAGCCGCTGTAACTCCAGCTCCAATAAAATCAATAGTTGATCTTTGCGTTAAATCAGAGCCTTCATTTTGCACTGTATCATAAGCTTGTGCTGTTACATTGATAGTTGTTGTTGCCATTATACGTTGATATTTATTGTATTATTGGTTGTTGTATCTTGTGAGAATGTATCCTCAAGAGTTCCATTAACATATACCTGATAAGTTGTGGTTAAATCACCGCAGTTACTTGCTGGAGGATTGCCATTTTCAAAGTCATAGTCATCATAAGGAATTGAGCACCAGTCATTGTAGTCATATATTGATACATTTACTGACATGGTCCATCCAGCTGTAACATCTTGACCTCTATTAATGAATGGTTGAGTTGCAATATCTCCATTGATATCCATAAACTCCTCAAATCTCCATTGCTTGAATGTTATTCTTATGTCATTACAGATGCTCAAGCAATCAGAATGGATCTCATTGACTTGTCTATATTCCTGAAGATTATACTTGTCGCATATTGTGATGATCATATTCACATTGACAGCTTGATCAGTCATAGATCCAGGCTGTAATGTTACAACCATCAAAGGATATTGTGCAGCATCTCTGGATATAGCATCAAGAAAATCACCTTGGAAGAATTCGTTTATCTGCCTGTGCTCTGTTGCTATTATTTCCAGCTCTTTCATTAACTGGTTTAATGTCTTTTCCATCTTTGTTTAGATATGCTTTGAGTTTATCAATCTGTTTCTTTGAGAATTTCATTGTATCCAGTTTAAAGGCCTGTATCCAGTCTTATCTTTCTTTACGTATTCATTGCAATGGTCAGAGCACATATCACAATATTCTGGATACTTCACCGCTTGATCATCCATAAGGAATCCAACCAGTCTCTCCTTGTAAAAATATGCATCCTTTCTCAACTGATCTCTAAGCTCATTAACATCAGCAAGAGAATTGGCTTGAATGTTCTCATCTTGCACTCTTCCTGTTGTCTTATTAGTTAACTTCTCATTCAAGAGTAACGCTGCCCTGTAATCAACGAATGCAACCAAGCAAGGCACAACATAATCATTCATCAATGTGAGATAGTCAGCTGTCCAGGTGGATGTCTCAACTCTATCAAGCAATGCCTTATAAAGTGGAGTTCCAAGAGCTGGCTGAATATACATGTCTTGACTTCTCTTGATAGCCACTGCCAAGAGTTTTGTATCTGTATTACTGTGGATTAATCCTAATTTTTTAAGATTCTCCACTGAAAGTAGGTAGTTCATATCTTATCTTTTTACAACTAATTGCTGAATCCATTCATGTCTGCACCATGGTGTTGATACTTGAGTATCTGGATTGGTGTACCATCCTCCTCTGTATCTCCATACATCTCTATCAACTCGACCAGAGATAGTGTTAATCTCTTCTTTTGTATATAATCTATTGAGGCCAAGTAATCTTTCGCAGAATTGTCTTGATCCACTCTTTGCTGGTGGTACATCAAGTCTTGTTCTGTATCCATATCTTACCTCAAATCTTTCAATTGGAATCTGCTCCTCTCGAATCAATTGCTTACCTAAGTCATTAACTTCTCCTTTGATTAAGATCTCCCATTTCATAAGCTTAGCCATTGACTTTGCGATGTCCTCAATAGTTGAATTCAGAGCCTTGGCAATACCATTTGAATCTTCACCATCACCAATCATCTTAAGTACGTTCTTATCAAAGTCATTTAGCTCCGCTGATATCTCTCCAATGGTTGCAAAAAGTTGATCTTGCTTTGAGAATACATCAGCTGATGGAGTATCCCATGCTATTGGAAATGTTGCAATAACATCATAATGATTAGCCGATTCACCATATTGTGCAAAGTAGCCAATCTCATCATCTGAGAATGTATGCACATGCTTGCAAGATGACATCTGTTGTGGAGCTGAATCCAAGCCTACAATTTTGCGAGCTTGTATCTCATCAATTGTTGGAAAAGATGCCAACACAACTTGCAATGCAGCATCTGGAGTCAATATTCCTTCCTTGATTTTAGCAACCACATCAATAAGTGATGCAATCTGAGCTCCATTCAATGCACTCTTAGCAACATCCACTGGTGCATCTGCTATTGGTTGGTCAGTTGTTGGCTGTGCTGGTGTAACTTCAGCCGCACCAATTGGTGTAACGTCTTTTAATTTAACAACTCCAGTATCTCCTGACAGCTTAACCATGTAATTAAGTATCCATTCAATTCTTTTTTGTCTTGTATTAACATAAGTATTCTTGAATATCTCAAACAACTCAGCTGATTCAGCCGCATTGAATGATCCTTCTGGAGCAACTCCGAATAATGATGGAGATACAACCGCATGAGCCACAAGGATGTTCTGCTGAACACTTGACTCAAGAGATTCATATCTTTTATCAAGGTCATTTCCAGTTAAGCTCTCAACTTTTGGAGCTTGATCTGCTGATGGTGCAAATGTTATGATGATATCACCACTGTTCTCAATGCTTGATGCTGGTCCTTTGATTTGATTCTTGAATGACTCTGCCTCTTCTTGAGTTTCTGGAAATCCATCCATGAAAGTGATTAGAGTTCCTGACTTAAATCCATTTTGTAATTCATACATGTGGAATTTAGAGATGTCAACATCAGTCTGAATGGCTGTGATTCCACCTTGATATGGTGGTTTAGGATACACTCCATGCTCTTTGCGAGCTTTCTTTGCTGGATCCTTGTAATATAGAACAAACGATCCTACTTTATTGTTTTCATCAAGAGCTGGAATTGTTCTAAGATTTGTCTTCTCAGCTGATTGCTGTTGAACTGTCCAGTCA